TTAAATGTTATAAATGCGGCCGGAAGTAACAATGCCGATCAAGACGGCACGGCTCCAGGCGCGTCTTCTCAAACGCTTACCGTTGCGGAACGGGAACTGTGGGAAGACAATACCGGAACCGCCTACGATGGAGGGGAAGACAAGCGGGTACTCTCTACGAGTTCACTTGCGGGGAATGGCGTTGCAATAGGCGGAATCACAACTGACTGTGATGAGAACACGCGCGATGTGACAAATCCGACAATCGGCTGGCACGAAGGGACGGCGGCGGCGTTTGCACTTGTACCGGCGGCAAACTATACAAATCCCGGCGCGGGTGCGGTAGCGGTAGGAAACGACTTCCAGTTTGAGGGCGTGACTGTGGTGGCGACGCGGGTGGACGCGATTGCGAACAACGTGACAACGGTAAATCCCAACTATGCAGATCCTGGCGCTCCGAAGATCCCCGCTTACGTGCCGTTTCTTCTTGCTGATATTCTCTCGCAGGCAAGCGGCGGTACGGCAGGCGGGATCGGCGGCTTGGTCTACGGAACGCTCACCCCAGACTACCCAGCGGTTAGAAACGTTCTCGTCCGTGATACAGTGCAGGGAAATGCCGGAGAGTTCGTCGTCTTGGCTGAAGCGTTTGCTAAGCTTGCAGAGACATGGGGGTACAAGAACGAGTTCAAAGGCTCCTATGATCCGACCGGGACTCCTCCTACTACTCCAGTGCTCGTTTCAGAAGACGACGAGGATGGGGATTCAATTACCTTAACCGTGACTTGTGATGCCGCGTCTACCTGCACCGCTTATGTCTGGGTGAGTAATGACTGGGTTGTCACAGAGTTTGTCGGAGGCTCGGCTGCTATCTGGGTAGCGGATGGCGCCGCAGAAGAGAAAAACATCGTAGCATCAACGGGCTGGTCAGTCTTTATGGTCAAGTCTGTCTCTGCTGCTGGGCAGAGTTGCAACGTTACCCATCTTCAAGTAATAAACGCCGCTATCGATACTACTTACTGGCGAGTAGTCGAAATCAAGAAGAAACCCGGTGCTCAGACGAAGGACCTGAAGCTCGAAAAGTATAAGAGGCCAACGTACCCGTTATGATTGAGTTCAAGGTAATGACCTTCATGTCGGTTGAAAAAATAATGAAGGCGGTCGAGAAGGCCACCATTCAACCAACGATAAAGGCTGCTCGAATGGTTCAGGCAGAAGCAAAAAAACTGTTGAATAAAGGTGGTCGTAAAAAGGTCAAGGGAGTGATTGGTCCACATGTCGCCTCTGCCCCTGGGGAGCCACCCAAAAAGATCACTGGGAATCTCCATAGCGGCATCAAGATTGCTCCAACCGGTGATGGTGGTTATATCATCGGACCAACTGAGAGAGCAGAGTATGGAGAGTGGTTAGAGTTTGGAACCAGGAAGATGAAGCCGAGGCCATTTATGCGTCCGGCACTTGCAATAGTTGCTCAAAAGATGGGAAGGCTTTTTAAGAACCTGAATATCAGAATAGGGAGACCAAGAGGTGGCTGATACTCTGATCAAGGAAGCGGTTCGGGCGTTCCTGCTGGACCAAACTACAGTGACTGATAGCCTTGCGACTTACCGCTTTGCTGATGGTCAGGCGGAGGCTCCAGCGATATTCACTACTGACATATTCCCTGATGACGTAAGGTATCCGGCGATCATCGTTCGACAGGTTGGTGGAAACCGTTTTGGATGTCGGGATACCAAAGGAATGGACGCCACTATTGATGTTATTATTTACGCGAACAAACTTACCAACGCAGATATTTTGGATGCTCTCGCAGATGTGACCTGGTTAGTTCTTGAGCGAGCAGCTCTGCAAACGAAGATGGCCACCGTAGGATGGGAAGAGTGGGGAGTCAGAGCGGCTCCTCCGCAAATTCACGATGATCCGGACGAGTATCCGGGTCGTCTAATTCAGTTGTCAGTGAGGGCTTTACGTGCCTAACATTCATCCACAAAGTCTGGAAGTAGGCAAGTCCTACAAAGTGACGGAGACCATTCCCCTCATGCCCGCGCATGTATCCGATTTCCCATGCGCTTGCGAAAGCAGAATACGGCTGGTCGAGGGACTTGAGTTCGAGGTCATGGAACGGAGGAATGCTGGCAGCACTCCATGGTACCGGGTTCGCCCGGAAGGATGGATCAATTCCTGCGCACTCGCCGGGAAGACGATCACAGAAGTGAAGGAGTAAAAGTATGGGTAAAGTTGGCTACACCTGCGTTCTCACAGTTGGCGGAGCCGATCCTGTCGGCAAGGCCATCGACGTCGAGCTGACCGCTTCTTCGTCTGAAGTGGACATCACGACCAGAGATAGCGCTGGTTGGCGCGAGTACTTGATGGGGCATAAGGACTGGACCATCAGCATCGATCAGCTCTGGGTACCTGCAGACGATGGGTTGAAAACTCTTCGGGCGGCATGGATCAGTGGCAACGAAATTGCCATGACCATGTACGACGAGGATAGCTCCGGGTTCTCCGGCCAGTGCTTTGTCTCCGGTATGAACTTCGGACAACCTCTGGATGGAGCGGTAGTGCTTCCGATTACCTTACGGGGTACGGCAGCGCTCATTCCGATTGAAGGCGGTTCCTGACTGTGAATGATGTTTGTTTTGTTGACTCTCGTAACCGGAGCTGGGCTCCAAGAATCACCGGAAGAGTGATCCGGGATTTTGAAGCCCGCTCCGGCGGCGGGTTGTTTGAGAAAGCGCACGCAGCCATCTTGCGTACCAGGGATGGAGAGCAGCCGCTCTTATTTCTGGTCGAGGTCGCTCAGGAGTTGATGAAAACCTCCGGGAATATCCTGTTCCTGATTTATGAAGGATGTCGACCGAACGATGACCCGAGATGCGTTCCGTACCGGGAGAGTAGAAAGGATAAAGAAGTTCAGGTTACCTTTGACGACTTCTGCGGGGCGATAGATGAGAAGGACATCATCGACGCTTCAGTGGTCGCACTCCTCGCGCTCTTCGAGTACTTCCCGGAGCCAGAGAAGAAGACCGAGTGGGAGATATACGACGATCAAGAGACCGGAAAAGGAACTCCCTACTCCTGGTCCTCAGTGTTCGAGTACGCAGCCATTGCGAGAGCGGACCCAATGCGTCACAGCCTTCGAGAACTCAAGCAGATGTCAGATATTATCGACGATCAAAACTGGAACTATATCGCGTGGAATTGCTATTGGATGCCAAGGTATACAAAGCGGGGAACACATCTCAGCGTGGATGACTTTCATCCACATCGGGGCAAGAATAACAAGGTACAGATTTCCAAGTTCAACAAGTGGATGTCGTGGGCGAGTGAGAAGGCGGGGCTTCCCAAGTCGATCAGTAAGGAAGACTTTGAGCGGAAGTGGCAGGAGTATCTAAAATGCCAGGAGAAATCCCAGCAGGCAAAGCAGTAGTCGAAGTCGGTGGTAAGACCAGCCGTCTCCGTAAGGCGTTGAACACCGCCGCAGGATACGTCAAGGCGTTCGCCAGGAAAGCGCGAAGGTCCGGAGTCGGGCAGGCTATCGCAAAGTCGATCCCGCCCAGCATCAAGAAGGCATTTCGCCGAGCGCGGAGATATGTCACCCGCTTCCGCAGAAACGTAGAGAAGGTCGGGATCGGGAAGGCGCTCGCACGCCTTATCCCTGCAGAAGTTCGTAAGGGCTTTCGCAGAGCAAGACGCAGCATGCACCGCTTTGCCAAGTCCGCAAAGGCAAACGCTCTTCTAATTGCTGCAGCGTTCACTGGGATATTTCTGGTCTTTCGTAAATTACTCATGGCTTCTGCAGAGTTCTCAAAGCAGATGGCGAACGTCTCGACTATGCTCCAAGGCTCTGACATGCAGTTCATGCCGAAGTTCAGAGCAGGAGTCAAGTCTCTGTCTCTGGAGTTTGGTGAGGCGACCGAGACTATTTCCCGTGGTCTGTATGATATCCTCTCCGCAGGAATCCCAGCCGCAAAAGCATTGGATGTTCTGAAGGTAGCGATGCTGGCAGCGAAGGCTGGCATGACCGATACTCAGACTGCCGCCGATGCAATTACCACCGTCCTGAATAGTTATCAGATGAGTGCAGACCAGGCGATGAAGGTCAGCGACTTCCTCTTCAAGGTCGTCCGGCGAGGCAAGACCACCTTTGCAGAACTCGCTCCATCAATCGGTATGGTAGCTGCGACTGCCGCTTCTGCCGGGGTGAGGATGGAAGAGATGGGGGCCATGCTCTCGACCATGACCCGGAACGGAGTTCGTACTCAGATCGCAGTCACTGCCTTGAACGCAATCATCAGCGCCTTCTTGAAGCCGACCGACGAGGCTGCTGCTCTGGCTCGTGCCTATGGTTTCGAGATGAACACCGCAACTCTGGAAACGATAGGATTGCGAGGAGCACTTCAAAAGCTCAGTAAGATGCCGAAGGAAGCCATTGCCGGCATCTTTCCGAACGTCCGTGCTATCCGTGGCATTTTTCCTGCTTTGCAAGACCTCGACGGATTCATGCGTGACTATCAAGAGCAAGTCGAGAATGTTGGTGAGACTCAAGAAGCGGCAAACAAGATGTTCGACACTTCTGCGCAGAAACTTGATCGACTCTCGGCCGCATGGGCAAGTTTCACCAGATCGCTCGGAAGGATGGTCGAAGACTTGGACAGTGTTCTTTCGCTTACAGAACTAATTCAAGCATTTGATCCATCTGCAGGACTTCCAAAACTTGAGGAGGCCGAGGACCCACTTGCATTACATGCTATTGAAGAAGATCGCAAGAAGTTAGATAAACAGTATGATGCACAACTCATTTCGTATGAAGAGTATTGGAAAAATATCCAAGCGCTAAGCTATAGATATTCAGTAGCAGTTGGATCAACAATTCGAGACGAAGAAAAGAAAGCGTTTGATGCAGTAGAAAAGGATAGGAAAACACGAGCAAAAAAACCCGAAGGAGCACTTGAGAAGGGTCCACTCATTGCTCCAGTGCGTGGTGGAATGTTGGCCGCAGGACTCAAGACTGAGCTGGCTGAGCTGGAGTCAGCACGGAATCGAGACCTGGTTTCAGTACAGGACTATGCTCAGAAGAAAGCAGACATCACCAGAGCCCTCGCCGAGATGGAAATTGATATCTTGGAGGAGAAGCAAGTCCGGGCAGAGAAGAGTGGAGATATTGTCGCCGCCCAGAAGACGGCACTACAGGTGATAGAAATTCAAGAGAGCTTGAAGCGTGATCTGCTTGGTATCGAAGACGAACTTCGTAATGCGCGAGAGCAAAAGAGTGACGAGGAACTTGTCCGGTGGGAAGCAGCAGAAAAGAAAAAGGAACAACTCGCTGAACAGAGAGTTGGAAAAGAAAAACAGCTTCAGGAGATGCTCACTCACGCCAAGTTACAAACCCTCTCTGGAGAGGAACGGAAGGATGCAGAGAAAGAAGAACGACATCAAAAACTGATGAGGCAGGCAAAGGAACTCGGCGCAACCGAAGAGCAGCTTGCAAGTCTACGAGCAACTCTCTCCCAAGAAGGAGGCGGAGGCGGAGCATCCGCAACAGTCGGCGGGATGTTTGGCGGTGGCTCAGGGCGAGCACTCGGTGGAGCTGTTGCGTTTGATCCAGTGCAAGAAGCTATTCGTAGGGACGGAGAAGAGCGCAAGAAGTATTTGAAGACCCTTATCAGTATAATGAGGAACATTGAACCTGGAACCTGGAGCTAAATCATGGCAGCAGTCGCAACGTTAATACAAGATGGGTATCAATATACCACGGGACCGAACGCAAGAGCTTCTCTCACTTATATCGTGGTGGATGCCGTAGATGAGGACGCAGTCAACATTGCCGTGACCGCAGTACGTCCGGCAACCTGGCATAGTCTTCCTCCCATCAGCAGGGACCTTACTCCAACCGAGGACAATACAACCTGGCTCTGCGCCGTAAACTATACTCTGCGACGAGTCAAGACAATCCCGACTACTGGAGAGAGTCAATACAACTTTGATACGACCGGGGGTACCGAACGAATCCTGCAGCGGCTTGCCGCGGTCCAGAAGTACTCGGGCTCCGGCGCTGGAACTGGTGAAGACACTTACGGCGCGATCAACGATGACGGGGATACCGTGCATGGAGTTGACATAATTGTGCCGAAGTATTCATTCAGTGAGACACATTACATTGCGAACGATTCTGTGACTAACGCATACAAGGGCAAGCTTTATTCTCTAACTGGAACTACCAACGATGCCGGGTTCAAAGGCTCGCTTGCCGGAGAGGCTCTTTTCCTGGGCGCAGTAGGGTCAAGCAGAGGAGACGAGGACTGGGAGATCAACTTCAGGTTTGCCGCCAGACCTAATCGAGTCGCGGCTGGTGCCGGGCAGAGAACTCCAGTTCCAGTCAAGTTCGATGATGGGAATACAGTAAACATCGACGTAGGTGGATGGGAATATCTCTGGTTCTATTATGCCAAGGTTCAATCAGCGAACGACAAGTCACTCATCCATGCGCCGAAGTATGCCTACGTCGAGCGGGTGTATGAGGAAGGCGACTTCTCTGATCTTGGAATAGGAGTCTGAGCAATGGCCGGGAATCCTTTCAAGAAGGTAAAGGCGAACGATCCATTCGATCCATCCGCAGAGGCGTGGAACTCTTTCATCGATACGACCGTGAAGTTTAAGGAGTTTCAGCAGCAAAAGAACGGTGGAGAAGTAGGAAAAGGACTTACTCAGCGAATCGAAGTGCTGGTCAAGAACAACAGCGGGAGTGATGCGCACTGGCTTGGCATCCTGGGGATCGGGACAAGCGAGATTACGGAGGCAGAGAACTCCTCTGAGTTCAAGTCTCGAATTGTCTTGGATGGGGAAGCTCCTGCAACTGCTACACATAAGGGGAAGTTTGTCGTCTGCCAGGAAGTGATTCCGGATGGAGAAATCGGCAAGGCTTGTGTGATGGGGATGACGGCAGTCCTCATCGACGTGACCGATGCGGATCATACCCACGCGGACGTCAAGAACGCAGATGCGACTCAGCTTTCCAGCGCTCCCTATGGAATGGCCAAGATCATTTATAAACCAGCCGGGACAGGAAGCAAATGGAGTCTCGTTGCTCTCTCTCATAATACCGGAGTCCGTCCAGGGGAAGCCACTACGGGACAGTGGTCAGAGACTCACCTTGCTGCTATCACTACGACTGAAACTGCCAACGCTTCAACCTGGTCTTGGGGAACTAACGGACTTAAGCTTCGTATTTTTCGTTATACCTATGCCTATGATGGAAACGAAATCCTCTACGGATTCTGGAGAGATATTCAGTTTACCCCAGACGGTAAGCTTCATGCAGTAAGTGCGGAAACAAGATTCACGGTCGATACGCCGGGGGCTTGTCCGTAATGGCAAATAATTTGAAAAAATTGGCTAACGGCCACCTCATTAAGAATGCTGCCGGGCATCTTGTGAAGGATTGCGGAAATCCATGCGATCTTGACCGCGAAATGCTGGTTACGGTTACCGGGGCGACGGGAGCAATTAACTGGTGCGGAGAGTTGTGGAACCTCCCTGGCGATAGCGGGGTACAGAAGAGTGTTTGTCCAAATATAGATGGCAAATCAAAGCATTATCCTACAACAGGAGCATATTCTTATGTAGCAAATAATAGATGGACAAAAACTGGTTTGTCCATGCAGCGCAAATATTATACTCATGGATATTATTCTTTTGGGGATGCGGGAAATGCGCTGACGGTTGCCGGCGATAAGGATTGGCGATATACTACGCATGTCTTTCCGCCGTTTGGATCGTGGTCCACTGATGTAATTGTGTTTTCTACCATCGGGAAAATCACCGGACTCGCGATGCCTACTTTCGGGGACTATGCCTTTCAAGATGCCTTTTTTGGCAACCACACTATTGCCGGAATCACTTACACTTGGGCGAAAGGAGCAGGGTGGTAATGATGAAAATTTTACTCGTTATTGTATTGTTGTGTCTACTTCTTGGAATGCTTCTGAGGAATTTCGGTTTTTCCGACGTTCCTCCAAATGCTGGGAAAGCATGGTATGAGAGACATGCTAAAATAATAGGAGAGTATAATGAAAATAGTGAGCGGCTGTCCCCGTAGCGGCACATCACTGATGATGGAGTTATTGCGGGTCACGCTCGGAGATGAACGGATTGTCGGTGCGCAGTGGCCGCAAGAACAGACAAGAGAAATCCCCAACGATACCAAGGGCCGCAAGTCTCTCCGAGAATGGCGACAGAGCCAACGCCCCAAACGCGATCACAAAGACATGAACCCCTACGGATTCTGGGAATGCGAGTACACTGTTCAGGGGATAAAATTCAACCCCCGCAAACCAGTACCGGACAAAGACAAGTTCTGTAAAATCGTTTCGCAAGGGCTTGCGCAATCAGACCCCAAGTACATCAACAAAGTCATCTTCATGCTCCGTCACCCCCGCACAGTAGCCAAGTCACAAGAGAAGTTGGTAAGGTCAGGATTCAATGACGAAGGCGACCCGGAAAAAGACGGTGTTGCGCAGAAGGTTCACGAGGCCCGGATGTTCAACAGAGTTACTCCGGCAGCGGCTTGGTGGCTACTGGAGTTCAAGGTGCCGTACCTGATAGTGGAGTTTGATGATCTGATTGAGGACCCGGACACTCAGCTCGAACGGGTTCGCCT